CGTAGGTGTCTGCGTAGGCGTCTTTGTAGGCGTCTGTGTGTTTGTAGGTGTCTTTGTAGGCGTCTGTGTGTTTGTAGGTGTCTGCGTAGGTGTCTGCGTAGGTGTCTTTGTAGGCGTCTTTGTAGGCGTCTGTGTGTTTGTAGGTGTCTGCGTAGGCGTCTGCGTAGGTGTCTGCGTAGGCGTCTTTGTAGGCGTCTGTGTGTTTGTAGGTGTCTGCGTAGGCGTCTTTGTAGGTGTCTGCGTAGGTGTCTTTGTGGGTGTCTGTGTGGGTGTAGGTGTCTTTGTGGGTGTCTTTGTGGGTGTCTGTGTGGGTGTAGGTGTCTTTGTGGGTGTCTTTGTGGGTGTCTGTGTGGGTGTAGGTGTAGCACTTTGTACTACCGTACTGCAAGAACTGCTACCGGTTTCACATGGGAAACCAAGTACCGCTGCTATGTTCTGCGGAGTCATGTTTTGTAGCCAAGACCAATCGGTACAACTGCAGGATATGGTTGGATCATCTGGATCACATATATCGCAGCCGGCCGCGGTACTTACAATTGAGCCCACAAGGCAGCATCTTAGACGCTCAGGGTCCGGATCAAATGGATTTGCACTATTAAGCCAGTCTGTGGGACACCCCTGCTCCGCGAAGTCACTACCAAGCATCGATATACTACCGCTGAGCCCGCCGCAAGTCCCTGGCGAGGCCGCGCACGGCGTGCAGATGCCGCTCACGCATCGCTTATAAACCACCCCGGCGCCGAGTGGTGCAGACTCATATCCACAGCAGTTTGCATCCGCCCGTATTTCGTCTACACAAATCCTGCACGGCTGGCCATTGCCCGGGCACACGCAGGTGTAGTCTACCGTAATCCTACACTCGCCCACACCAAGTCCAATTGGAATATTTTCTTCCAAACTGTCTACACCTAGATCTAAATCTAACGCTGCGCTTCTAAGAGCAATAGAGGCAGGAGAACAATCAGATCCGCGTGACATCTGGGTCCAGAAATACACACCCAAGTAATCGTCCCCGTTGTTGCCAATCACCTTTCCGTCAATGTCTGGAATTTCTACACTAATGTCGTATCGCTTCCAAGAACGATCCAACTGTATAGAAATTAGCGGAGAGAACACAGGAGAACTGGTTCCTAGTATTGGGTCGTAATCAAAAGAATCGCAGCCAGAAATACCACTAGTTTCTGGCGACTCTATTTCAATTCCGTGTAGTTCGCTACACAGGCCAACAGTAGATGCGTTTGCACAGGAAGCAAACGTGAGATCTTCAGCAGGATCTTCAGCAAAGAAACCAATACATGTACTTTGTATTAACGATTCATCCATTTCTACAACAGCAACACCACATCCATTACACGGGAACGGAGTTGGTGAAGGTGTGGGTGGAACGGAAGCACACGGAGTTCTCGATGGTGTTGGAGTGGGAGTAGATGTGCTTGTAGGTGTCTGTGTAGGCGTCTGTGTAGGCGTCTGTGTGGGTGTTTGAGTTGGTGTCTGTGTCTGTGTAGGCGTCTGTGTGGGTGTTTGAGTTGGTGTTTCTGCAGGCGTCTGTGAAGGCGTTTGTGTAGGTGTCTGCGTGGGCGTGGGAGTTTCGGTGGGTGTGTTTGTGGGTGTTTGGGTTGGTGTTTCTGCAGGCGTCTGCGTGGGTGTCTGTGTGGGTGTGGGAGTTTCTGCCGGTGTCTGCGAAGGCGTCTGTGTAGGCGTCTGTGTGGGAGTTTCTGTCGGTGTCTGCGTGGGCGTCTGTGTGGGTGTGGGTGTACTAGTTGGCGTCTGCGAAGGCGTCTGTGTAGGCGTCTGTGTGGGAGTTTCTGCCGGTGTACCGGCTGGTGTCCGTGAAGGCGTCTGTGTAGGTGTCTGTGTAGCCGTCTGTGTAGGTGTCTGCGTAGGCGTCTGTGTAGGTGTCTGTGTAGCCGTCTGTGTAGGTGTCTGCGTAGGCGTCTGTGTAGGAGTTTGTGTAGGCGTCTGTGTAGGAGTTTGTGTAGGTGTCTGTGTAGGTGTCTGTGTAGGTGTCTGTGTAGGTGTACTGGCTGGTGTACCTGTTGGTGTACTGGCTGGTGTACCTGTTGGTGTACTGGCTGGTGTACCTGTTGGTGTACTGGCTGGTGTACCTGTTGGTGTACTGGCTGGTGTACCTGTTGGTGTACTGGCTGGTGTACCTGCCGGTGTATTGGGTGGTGTACCTGTTGGTGTACTGGCTGGTGTACCTGCCGGTGTCGAGGAAGCAAGCGGCGAAGGTTCCGGTGGGGCCTCGCAAGATCCAGTCCCAAGATCACATCCTCCCTGGCCTTCTCGTGCTACCATACTGGAAACTATGTCCTCTACTGGTGTAAATACATCTGCACATTGGGCGCAGACACAGCACGATGCCGGGGATGTTGCTACACCTCCAACCGAACACGGTGCGCCACTAGCGCAGAACAATTCAGTACCACAATTTTTTTGTTGAACATCAGCATACGATAGCGTTATACTTCCAGTACCACATGCGCTGGGATCTGCTGCAGAATTAGCATCACCAATAACATAAACATCTGCATAATCACCAGCCCCAAAGCAATCGTAGCATCCTTTCCAAACTGCTTTAACAGTTGCAGGATTGGTGCATTCTTCGTCTGCACAAGCACATTGGTAATCGATCTCTAATCTGCAGCCTGAACCACCCGCACCCAACATGGCCGGTGGATTAGAAGCAGTATCTGCGCTGAGTATGGTTTCATCTATTGGGTTTTTAAGGGAACGATTTGTTCCAAAGTCTTGTTTCAACCCAATATAGATGGTATCGTCTTCACCTAAAGCGTGAGAGCCTTTTGCCCAAAATGATAAGGTTGCAGTTTTACCGGAAAGTGTATTAACTCCCGGTATTTTTTGGTGAACATTGAAATATGTGGATGTATCGGGGTCAATACTTGCATGGCCTTGCATTTCCATGTAATACTTGCTACCGCTGTTCCCAATCACAGAAGAACTTATTGGGTTCATTTCAACCTGGCGAACACCGGAAATTACATCAGATGCGTTTCCAAATGCCGCTTCTTTAACCCATCTATCAGCAGTATAGCGAGTGCAGCAGGACAAAAACTCTTTACCTCGCTGCCAAACAGAGAAATTGCCGTTAACGATATGATTCTTAATCTTTCTATCAAAAACTGCATCGCAGCAAGAACCTTCTATATCCGCTGAAGTAAATGAAACTGATCTGATTAAGAATCTAACTGCGGTATATTTCTGATTGTGATCAAAGTCATCAGAAAAAGATGAACCCAAAGCAATATCTTCTCCGGGTTGCTGTAGTGCTAGACTTTCGTGTATTCCGATACTGTCGTTCAGTATATCAATACCAAATACGGTTTTGTTTTCCATATTCGGTACTCTAAACCTACCGTTATCGTTTCCGAATGTGTATCCAATTACATCGAATAGTTCAGGAAACTCTCCGGTAACATACGAATTGCCATTACACAGTAGCCAGCCAGCAATTTCATCAGCAGGCACTACTCCTTGTCTTCTAGCATACGGTTTAATAGTTCCTACCGGGACTATACTAGAAGTGTTCACTACACAATCTGCATCGTATGTGTATCCGATGTAATTGGTTACTACGCCTATGTTTTGGGTTTTAGCAATCAGAACTGTCTTGATTACAGAAGAAATCCCACCGGGGGGTACTAGTGTAATTCCGCCAGAAACAGAAGCAGACAGAAAGTAAACTTCACCAGGCACTAAATTCTGTGTATTGATTGCAACTTCACCGCCAAGCACAACATCGTAGTAAAAGATGTCTTCGTTGCCTTCGCACTCCGTGGGGTACTGTCTTTCTACAACCCCTAGTGCTTCTGCTTGACTTATTTGTGTTGCGTTTGCCGGAACCCATCGTTCAATGGTATTGTCCCACTTAACTACATCGCCATCAGATACAATGTAATCATTACACGACAGTCCGCGAATACGGATACTTTTTCCGTCCGCGTTGTTGTAAAAATTTGCAATTGCGCTTTTACTCATGTCGTGACTCGTATCATTGCTCTAAACTGGCAGTTTTCCATTCTAGTTGTTTGTCTAAGTACTGCAATTCTTCAGGTCGATAGATATCACAGTCGCACTCGTATCCAAACGATAACAATGTATTACTGTTGTCTGCTTGCACATCTGCTTCAACAGTAAATCCTCTTTGAGTTACTGTTGAATCGATGATATCTATGTTAGCCAAACCTGAAGTGCTTGGATTCAATGCGGATATAATGGTTCGTGGAGCATCACATATCTTTTGTTTCTTGAGTTCAACCTGATACTCAAGGAAAGACTCTCCACCCACTACGAAATAGTCTCCCGTGCCAGCGCAAGAATTAGTTTCAAAGAATGCTTGGCAGGATTCTACTTCTTCTATTCTATCAGGAGGCACAAATGCCGTAAAGGTGCTTCCAGTTTCTAACTGAAACTGTGCCAAATTTAGTGTTCCTTTATGCGAGAATGAGATGGGAAAGTTAGATACGCACGGTTCACAAACGGCATTTTCTGAGCAAGGAATTGTTCCAAAAGATTCGCCTAGTCTATTTCTAGGAGGAACTTCTACTTCACTAAGAGTTTGGCAATAACCGTTACTCAAATGTGTCCACAACTGTAGTGCCATATAATCGGTTCCACTATTTCCAATGTATCTGTCACTTACATCAGGTACATTGAATACCACTTGGTATTGTTGCCACGAAGTTGTTACTTCAATGGCAGCAAATGCAGAGCATCTGTCTTCGCTTATTCCACATTGAGTGTCTTCAAACTGACTAAAGTAATCAACCGCATCGTATGATATGAACTGACCGCCTAATTCTGTACACTCGTGTACTGTTTGATTTTCTGCTCGTGCATGGGTTACAAAGAAACTACTAGTACCTCCAATTAGTTGTGAACCTATTTCAACCGAACAACAAATTCCAAGCACTCCAGTTGGATCATAGTTTTTAGGAACAGACATGTCCGTATAGCATGAACCACCCCCGCGTCTTCCTCTGAAAGAAATTGGGTAGTCGGTCAGAACAGTACTACATCTACATGCAAGAGGATTTGTTTGAGCAATATTGGTTGCATGATTTACTGCTATGGTTGTAACCGATGAAGGAAATTGTGATAGAGTTCCAGCCTCAAACTGTTTAACTTGTTCGTATAGAGCCTTAGATATTGAAATCGTATCAGTTGTAAACGAGAAGGATGCTCCTGCTTGTACTGCAAAGTCTCCTACCCCTTCCATTGTCGGTGTGCAGGTATTAACTTGTTGCGAAGCATAGATTGAGACACCTGAGTATGTAATGGTATGTACATGCGGTACACATGTTTCGCATGTTGGATTTTCTTTACAAACCATAGTGATGGTTATGGGCAAAGACACAGCACTTTCAGTAGTTTCAACTACTGGAGTGTCATTTAGCGTAATAGATTTTGCCTTTGCAGATTTGCCTTCTATTTTTGAAGTGTCTACTGTATTGTTGAAAACGAATACATTTTGTCCTAGAGTTTGATCGTAAATGTCAGTACGCCGAGACACCGGAATCTCATACTTGTCGGGTGATGGAAACGCTGAAATTGTAGAAATGAACTTTAAGGATTCTATTTGTTGTGATGTGGGAACTGCTAAAAACTTGTCTGAAATAGAATTTGTTCCGCCTTTAGAAGAGGCATCTGCTATAAAGTACTTTGTATACGGCTCAGATGGAGTAAAACTTTCTCCTTGATAGAACAACGGATTGAATACCAATTGCTTTTGAATGTCTCCTGCAGGCCATCGATGCCCGATAATTCTTTCGTAATCACCAAACTGCGAGTTATCAAGGAATCCTGAAAATGCAAGGGTTTCGTCCCTGCTATCTCCTGATGCGGATACAAGTGAAGTAGTCTGAACCAACGAAGAATACTGGCTATCTCTGTAAGAAATTGCTGAAACTGGATAGGGAGTATCGTATCCAAAATGCTGTTTAAGGTTTACATAAACTGTTCCGGGAGTGTTTGATCTGGCCCAAAACGATAAGCAAACTATTTTATCTGATAAGGTACGCACATCAGAAATACGATTTTCCAAAACACAGTATTCCAAAGAAGTATCTTCTCCGGGTCCGCTAATAAACGACTGGTATTCCATGTAGTGAGTCGGATACTGGTTTTGTAAAGACTCAGGAATTGATGTGTCTATTGTTGCAAATGATTTGCGATTGCATTTGCCAATGTATTTGGAAGGCGATTCTTCTGATCCGTAACCTTCTGGGCAAAAACCAACCTTTCTGAACCATCTGTCTGCGGTATACCGATTAAGATCAGCGATGTGATCAAACTCTACTTTACTTGGGTCTGTATCAAACTGTACTCCTCTTTGCCAAACATTAAACGATCCATTTGGAATCCAGTTGCGTATAGCACCACCAGCACCACGACACGATTCGATATTGACATACTTTGCTATAGCCTTTGCACGGATATAGAAATTACAATGGTACGATGCTTGTCTATTTTTGTTTACGCTAGTTTCTGCGTATCCGTTTCCTTCGTCAATTACTCCTTCTTCGCTAGGATCTATTACAATATCGTCGTTTCCACCGTATGCAGTTTGCTGTTCCGCGCCAACATTTCTTCCAATTAGTATTCTACCCTCTAATTCAGGAGGAATAGGTGGAGTTGGAGTTGGAGTTGGGGTTGGACTGTTTGATACCGCCGGTCGGGTGGGTGTCGGTGTCTGTGTAGGTGTCTTTGTAGGTGTCTGTGTAGGAGTTTCCGCCGGAGTACCACCTGGCGTCTGCGAAGGCGTCTGCGTGGGTGTGTTTGTAGGCGTCTGTGTAGGCGTCTGCGTAGGTGTCTTTGTAGGCGTCTGTGTAGGCGTCTGTGTGGGAGTATCACTCGGAGTTGGAGTATCCGGTGGAGTATCAGTTGGTGGTGGAGTATCAGTTGGCGGTGGAGTTTCTGTTGGCGGTGGAGTATCAGTTGGCGGTGGCGGTGGAGTTGGAGTACCTGTTGGCGGTGGAGTTGGAGTCGTAGTTGGTTGAACTCCCTGTTGGCATCCCCATCGGGTATCATCTCCGGGTGCCGGGCACATACAGCACGCGCAGAGATCGTCTGCAACATCTGCTGCATCGGTAATGGGGCCGCAGGTTCCCTGACACCCGCACGCGCCGCATTGAGTCGCTGTTTGTTCGTGTATTCCGGCTGCAAAGGCTCCCATGCAAAATGCGTTTGGACGGGAACTAACCTCGCCTTCGGGGACACATCCCTGTATACTGGTAACGGCACATAATCCCGAAAGTCCGCCTGGCGGACTGCTTTCGCTAATGTCTTCACAAGGATATGTACCTTCCTCCGGTATACAGTTTGCAGTTACCCAACCGTATCGAACTCCACCACATCGTTCAGGAGGAAGTTGGGTTTGAAACGCTGGGCATCCCAGCGCGGCCGTCGGACAGGGGGGTACAGAACCAACGCAAACTGTAACTCCTAATTCTACTTTAACTGCATTACAGCAACTTATGCTACTCGCGCTTACACCGCACAAATCAGCACCACCCGCTTGTGGTGGACAAGTTCCGCATTGGCCTGGCTGGCATACCTTATACCATCTAATAGCAGTATATTCCACGCAGTCGGAGTCACACCCTGCCAGTAAACTTGAAGAGGCTGGCTTAGTACTTGGCTGAGTATTCCACATATCAGGAACTCTAAATCTACCAGCCGTAGATGGAGTTCCGTATGCGTTACCGATTACGCTGTACAGTTCAGGATAGGTGTCTATCAAATACTCAGAACCATCACACAGCAGCCATCCTTCTAGATCTTGTGGAGTTTTTTCACCACCACACACATAATCTATAGTTCCAACTGGAATAAGGTTCTGAATAAAAGCAACACATCCGTTTGTGTCTTCCACATAACCTCTGTAATTAACAACCAACGAATTTACGAATCCGTCACCAGTTGAATTCAAGGTAACTATCAATGGCTTTCTAACCATTGGATCACTTACATTAATTACAGGAGGTGTTGCAGAAAGCACTCCCGGAGTATCACTCAGGAAGTACACAGTATTTTCTTGAACTGTTCCTGCAGGATCTGTAACAACCAACGAATCTGGCAGCAAAAGGCTGCCACGATAAACCACATCAAACTTGTAATTGTCGATTACTTCAACTACACCCAAAGCATCTGATGAGCCTGTCAGATTAAAGTAATACCAGTCAGATTTGCGCCAATCTGAAACAGTACCGTCAAAGTACACCACATCCCCGGTAGAGAATCCGTGTCCTGCGCGCCTATAATTTCCCCGCGACCGAAGAGAGTCGGGAGCAAACCCCTTTGAAATTTCAAATGCGCTTTTATCCGCCATTAGGATACCTCTTCCCATCTGCACGCGGGAGACTGACAATACGGATCATTTGGACACGGACTTTCATATAGATCTACATCAATTTCGTACTCTAAATATGCAGCACACATTCCAAGAGTAGTGCCTGGATTTGGTGATGTACTTAGTGTTGTGCTTAAGTACAGCAAAGCACTTTCTGTGCTGTAGCAATCAACTCCGGCACTATTTAGGGTGCAATTACCGATTCCAAATTGTTTATAGTGACCTTGTATATTCACACAAGGCGCCTTTAACTTTCGTTTGGGAACCATGAAGTTTATGGAATCGTAGAAGTTTCTTGTAGTATTTTGTTTTGTTAAGCCACCTATTGATAGGTTTTTATCGCGTTCATAGTATCTTTGACACTTTTTAAGTTCATCTAAGTAATCCGTTTCTTCAAACGGAGCAGCGTTCTGCCCACGAATAAGTTGAACACCGGTTATATGAAGAACTCCTTCGTAGTTAAAATTGTTAGCAAAAATAAGTGGCAAACAACAATACTGCACACACTCATAATCCTTAAATTCTGATGGTGATGGAGTTGGGGTTGCCGTGTTACTTGGTGTCTGTGCCGGTGTCCCTGTTGGTGTTGGGGTTGGTGTCTTTGTTGGTGTCTGTGTAGGCGTCTGTGTAGGTGTACTAGCCGGTGTACCATCTGGCGTCTGTGTAGGCGTCTGTGTAGGCGTCTGTGTAGGCGTCTGTGTAGGCGTCTGTGTGGGTGTTTGTGTGGGTGTTTGTGTGGGTGTTTGTGTCTGTGTTGGCGTCTGTGTTGGCGTCTGTGTGGGTGTTTCCGCCGGTGTACCACCCGGTGTGCTGGTTGGTGTACTGGCTGGTGTACTGGCTGGTGTACCTGTTGGTGTGCTGGCTGGTGTGCCGGCTGGTGTGCCTGCCGGTGTGCCGGCGGGTGTGCTGGCTGGTGTGCCGGCGGGTGTGCCGGCGGGTGTGCTGGCTGGTGTGCCGGCGGGTGTGCCGGCGGGTGTGCTGGCTGGTGTGCCGGCGGGTGTGCTGGCTGGTGTGCTGGCTGGTGTACCTGCCGGTGTCGAGGAAGCAAGCGGCGATGGCTCCGGTGGAGTCGAGCAAACTCCACTCCCGCAGTAATCGCCTCTTTCTAGTATATCACCCACGACTTCCTGTGCGCGCGCGTCTGTAAATACATCTGCACATGCGACGCAAACGCAGCACCCCTCCTCACTAACTGCTATGCCGTCCATTGAACACGGTGTGACACCATCGGGGCAAATCTTCGCCGAACCGCAATTTTCTAATTGAATTGTCTCAAACGAGAAACTTGCACTCCCACTAGTACACGCACCTTCAGGATCTACACTAGGTCCAGGCTCACCAATGATGTAGCGGTCGCCTGCAGCCTGACCGAGGAGACAGTCCCAACATCCTGTCCAGTACGCCTTGGTGATTACGGGAATAGCACACACCGCATCGCTACAGAAGCATGAATATTCAACTTCCAACTGACAGTTTCCAACCAACAGGGCAGGAGGAAACAGAGTTTCAGTTTCTGTTCCTGTAACTGGTTGTTCTGTTTGGTATACATTTGGATTGGGTGTTCCTGTGCAGTTTCCTGCAAAATACATGGTCCAGAATTGTACACCAATAAAACTATTGGATCCAATGTATCCGTCTGCAGGTTTGGTTTCCTGTACATCAGGAATATCAAATACCACTTCATACCTGGTCCAGTTTGCACTTTGTCCGTATAGATTAATTTCTACTGGAGTAGAATACGCATCGTCTAAAATGCCTCGTGTGCCGGCAAAATGTTGACGCATAGTAACGTATACTGATCCGGGTTGTGTTCCACGAGCCCAAAAACTTAAAGTAGCACGGGTATCACTCAGAGTTCTTGCGTCTTCTATACGATTTTCTAGGTAATGGTAAGATTGATTTGATCCTGTGATAAGTGTAGACGATACTTGATACGAAGTTTCTTCTGCAGAGGAACGAGTCGCAGTCAGTAAAGTTCCTTGAACCTGAGCGTATGATGTGATGTTATCCGGTAGTTCTATACTTCGAGCATCTTCTGTTATTTGTTCTCCGTCTTCAAGAGGAACGATCATTGCTCCGGGATTATAACTTGTATGTTTTACCCCTCGTTTTAGAGCATGGTATGTTCCTGTTAGAGCAGAGGAATCCAATGGAGGAGATATACTGTAGTCTTCAAACCAACGATCTGCAGTATACTGTGGCTGAGCATCAAACGTTTGCTGTGTAAATTCCTCACCTCTTTGCCAAACTAAGAATGCCCCGTTTGTTATTACATTTTCATTGCTTCCAACCGGAGATAAATCTGTGCAACAATCGTTGATAAACGATCCGCAATCTACTGTGTTTGTCTTGATTGCAAACACTAAGTTTACAGAACTTGCACGAGTATCTACAGTTGCTGAATATCCAGTTCCGCTCTGTATATCACTTCCCGGTTCTAGTTCAACCTCGTTTGATCCTGAGTAATCTCCCAAATCAGACTGGATGGTTCCTCCTCGACCGCTCATAACTGCAATGGGATCTGCTCCTCTGACTGTTCTGTTTCTGAGGTTGGGAATAAAAAATTGAGTGTCTATTCCTGAGGCGTAAGGCGCTCTAACTTTTACAACCAAAGGAACCCCGACTTGATACGGAGAACTCATTCCAGACATTAGTACATCACGGTCAATTACTACTCTTAGTCTATTTCTATCAACTATTCCGTCAATAATTGCAGATACTTCTGCGATAGATCCAACTGTTTCTTCTAATCTTAGATTCAACGGTTGCTGTACAACTGCTGCACTAACATCAATGTCTTCATCAGAAAAATCAAGAATACAATACCCGTCTACTGCAGTAAATTGATCTGCTTGTGGTGGATTGACTTCTAAGGTTAATGTGGCATGAACACGAACATTTCCTCCAATTGCATCTGCCAACTGAGGATATTGAGCGGTTGTACACAGTCTTCCATCGGCGGGAATCCAAGAGTCTGGTAGGTTGGTTTTTAAGAATGCGCCGATTGCTCCAACCTTTTGAATGTCGTGTATATCAACCCATTCGTCCGGAAAACTCTCAAGTTTTGAACCAATATAGTTTACAACAACGGCTCGTTTGTGATCCAATGCTATAAGCATTGGTTTCACAACCGCAGATACCATTTTTCCACCGTATTCGAGTGGACTTTTGCAAACAAGTTTTCCTTCTTCGCCAGCAAATGGACTTAGATAGTAAACTCCACCGGGCGTATACTGAACAGGTGCTGATTCTGTTCCTGTAAGTAAAGCGTGTTGAGAATAGTTAATGTCTTCTTCATCAGGAATGGTTATCTCACCGCGATACACAACACTAAAGTAGTGTCGAGGATTGTTGCATTGCTGCGAAGTTTTAGTATTTGGGTCAAATGCAGACGATGGTAGTGCGCGTCTGGCATATTCTACGCTAGATGCATTGTTATTTACTCCCCGGTATCCACTATGACTAACAATGCCAAGTCCTTCTGCAGTTTCCGCTAGATTTGCAGATGCCAAAACCCACATGGAACTAGCGCCATCCCAACGTACAACATCACCAAACTGAAAGGTATGGTTTTCTTGATAAATCTTGGTGCTTCGGTATGCTCTACCGTCCCAATATGATCTGTGAAAAGCACTTAATCCCATTGTAGAAACCTCACCCTATCTATCTTACCAAGTAGATAGTGCTACTCGTTTCCAACTGTTTGTTCCAATACAGATGTAAATGTAGTTACTGTCTGCTCTGATTTGTCCTGCAACTCCAGCACTTGTGGTGTTGGGGGGAACTGCAGTAGCAGGCAATCTCAACGCAGAGTTTTCCCACATGCTTGTTGTGGCATTCCAATGCAGCACTTGTCTGTCTGTGACTTGATCTGCCCCTGTAACGGGAGCATCAACATCGCGGAGATCGTCAATGCGAAGTACTGGATTCTCTTGGAAGTAGTCTCCGTTTACCACACCTTCGTAGTTGGTGACAAGCAACTGAGAAGAGTTGACGGCGAGAGCAACTGGTTTGCGAATGTATCCCACATCAAGCGGTTCGCAGTCTACTAGAGTTCCACCTGTGATTGGATTCAAGAAATACACCGATCCTGGCGTGATTGACGCAAGACCGCACATACCCGATTCCCAATCAATCAGATTTCCAACAGCAACTAGCCAACCTTCAGATGCAGCGTCACCACCACCAATATCGCAGTCGTTTCCGCCGCCTGTGACTTGCTGCACTACTATTCCTAGTACTTCTGCGTTGTCGCGGTTGTCTGCTCGTGCCAGGAACAATGCTCCTGTAGAATTTAGACCAACCACATCACCCACTTCAAAATCTGTGTACACAGCAGCGCCTGTAACAGGAACAAAGATCCTGTCTTGTTGGGTATGGTCGATGACACCAAACTCAGTAGTAACCACTACGCTATTTGGTTTGCTTCCTCCTTCAGAACTAAACTGTGGAGAGCATTCGATGTTGTGGATGTAGATACCACCACACGGCAACAAACTCAGCGTTGGAACGTGCCCATTGGTTCCTGTTACTCCGCTTGGAACAAATGCAAAGTGCAACAATCCGTTGTCCGATGCAGTTAGGCAATTGTTTCCAGTAATCAGCGTGTAATCAAGATACTGGTGTACATTCCAATAGTTGTGAGAACCTGTTGAGTTGTCTGCGTAGTTTGTTGTTCCGTTTGCTATGTTGAACGGACTCAACACATGATATCGAGTATCAATGGCAAGATTCTGATTCAAAGTCCAGGCGTCATTACTGTTTGCCCAGAGTATAGACTTGTTTCCTTGAGTGGAGTTTAGGATGATACCCCCACCGTTTACATCAGCATCTGTGCCTGCTTGACCTGCGATGGCACTAATAGTAAACCGCACTCCGCTTCTACTTGTGTACGCAACTTGTCCAACTTCAAACGGCACATCGTTGTATACACGAACCTTTATGGTAGCAGTACCACCCGTGATGTTGCTAATCGACAAAATTGTGGCGCGAGAGAATTCTGTTCCTGTTAGTTCAGGAACCTGTTCCGTGCCTAGGTTGTCGTTGTGTATTAGATTTCCACCACCGTCTACATCGGTAGGATTGTATCCTGGACCTCTGTTAAGATAGTCTCCAGTTACTAGCGAATACGGATCGTCTGTATACGAGTCAACTGGATCGGGTAGAGGTTCTGTTCTTGCATATGTGTTGTACACCGTATGCTCTTGGATAACCAATTCCCCGGTTAGTCCAGTATATGTGTTGCCTGGATCGGTTGCATCTGTTTCAGAACCGCTTTCGTAGTAGTATGAGTCTCCGTCAGGATCGTGACTCATTCCTGTTATCAGTTGTGCTGCTGTGCCGCTGACAAGTACAACCGTAAACTCAAGGAAAGGATTTGCACCCAACTCAATTGCCTTATCGTCAATTGTAAGTTTGGTTGCATTGATCTCCATTGCAGGAGAATCGAATGCTATTTTTCCAGTAAATCGGTGATCACCTGCAACAATAAACGGTAGAAGATTCTCTGCCTTTACCTTGAAGATATTTGCAGGAGTGTTGTTGGGATCGATGCCTCTGCGAGATCCAATTCCACCATCGTCTACAAATCTTTCAAACACAAACAAGTCATTTTCTTTGACTTGGTTTCTAGATTTTCTATCTTCAAATGGATTGAATTCTCCTGTAACTTCTACTTCAGGCAGACCAAAGATGTCTAGCACAATCTTACCGGAGGCACACTCTTGTGGTAGTCCGTTCAGCGGAGATGTTGGTGGGAAAACACGAAGACCAGGACCTACATCTGCTTCTAGATACAGAACTCCGTTACTTACAGGTACAACTTCTTTGAGGCCACCTAACGCCTTAACATCGTAGATGCGAAGCGGATCGAGTGCTGAAATAATGTTGTTCGTGGTGGTATACCACTCGTAGAAAGTATCACCCAAAGACAGAGGAGCCAGTGGAGTTTCCCACGGTCTTTCGTGAGGAACACATTCTTCATCGGTGGTGCATTCAAACCCAGGCAATGCGCCAAGAATAACGATCTTACCACCACGAATTTCGTTGTCACCTTGTGTGTATTGGCGATAGTACAGAACATCTGGCGCACAAGCGGGAATTCTGAAAGCAAGATTGGGACATGGCCTGGGTTCACCATCACAAGTTCCATCTCCGTCACATGGGTTACTCAGACATGTTCCAACAAGATCCAAGTAGTCATTGTATGAACCGCTCTCTGCAGGAGAGCCTAGTTCTACTGAACCATTTCTATAGATGATGTTTCCGTTAGTTTCTGCTGTGCCTGTAACCGTGTACAAAACAGAATCTATGTCACCTGTGGCACTTGTTGTTATACAAATTGGATGATCTGTATTAGAAGAGTCTTGCTGTCTGAAAACAATCCATTGCCCTCGGAAAGCGTATAATGTCGGAGCAAATCCACAGTTATTGTTGGAATAGTTTGCAGGATCGTAAAAGTTTGATCCTGTTAGTGATGCTGGCCAGCGCAGATAGAAAGAGTCTTCCAGTTGGGTGCCAGAAGATGCAACATCTTTACGAACAAATACATCTACCACATACCCTTCACTAGATGTTCCAGTAGTCTGCGAATCCGGGGCAATGTTATCTAGAGTTCCTGCTACTCCTGTTAGTCCCGATCCAACATCACAAATGCATAGAGACAACTCTACCGGAGTTGGACTTGGTGTGGGTTGGGGTGGAAATGGAGGATCGCATCCCGTTAGACTTGTATTTGGTTCGCAAGTAGACATTGATTACTCTATTCCTATCGTTGGTTACGGTGTAGGTGTTGGCGTAGGTGTTGGCGTTGGTGTTACTGTTTGTGTTGGTGTATATGTAGGCGTCTGTGTGGGTGTTTCCGCCGGTGTACCATCTGGCGTCTGTGTGGGTGTTTGTGTTACTGTTTGTGTTGGTGTATATGTTGGCGTTGGTGTCTGTGTTGTGGGTGTATCTGTTGGCGTTGGTGTTACTGTTTGTGTTGGTGTTACTGTTTGTGTTGGTGTATATGTTGGCGTTGGTGTCTGTGTTGTGGGTGTATCTGTTGGCGTTGGTGTTACTGTTTGTGTTGGTGTATATGTGGGTGTATATGTTGGCGTTGGTGTATATGTTGGCGTTGGTGTTACTGTTCGTGTTGGTGTTGGTGTTGGTGTATATGTTGGCGTTGGTGTCTGTGTTGTGGGTGTATCTGTTGGTGTTGGTGTTACTGTTCGTGTTGGTGTATATGTGGGTGTATATGTGGGTGTATATGTTGGTGTTGGTGTTACTGTTCGTGTTGGTGTTGGTTGGAACTCTGGGAATCTTGATGGTGTTGGTGTTGGTGTTACTGTTTTTGTTGGTGTTACTGTTGGTGTTGGTGTTCTAGTTGCAGTTGGTGTTGGTGTTGGTGTCGCCGAGCATATCGGATAGCAATTTATCAAGTTTGCAACTTTTGCTTCCAATGCTGCAATTTTTCCCGACAGTATACCGATAGTATCGGATGCTAATCTAGCAGCGGCCTTTGCGCTTCTCTTATCATTTGCTGCCTGAACCTTTGCAACATCTGCTGAAAACTGAACACCTGGCATACCTTCTACTCGTTGAACTTCTGAAGCAAGAACCGTTTCCCTTGCTTGAAAAGTTGTAACCAAATCATTCAATAGAACAACGGTTTCTACCTGTCCGCTAGTCTTAACAGCACTAATTGAAGCGGTGGTAGGTGAGAGTTTTGAAGATTCTGTTGGTCTATTTTTAGGTGTGTTTGCCATTTGTTATACCACCGCGATTACTCTGAGATCTTTAACTTTGGGTACAATAGTTCCATTGTTACTATACAAAACAATCTTGATGGCGTATCTAGTAAATGGAATTGCAAATTGCTGTTCTGCTTTACTGTATGCCGTTTTTGGTGCTGATGAACCCGGATAGAAGAACTCAGGAATCGTGAACGAATACTCCGTGAATGTAACTTCATCTGTTGCAATCTGTGTTGCTTGTAGAGGGTTTACATCCATTCTCATCCAGTTCAAATCATCAAATGGAACATCTGAGTCTCCGGTTTGAACTTTTGCCCAAACCTCGATAGCAGTCTTGATCTCGGTGTTCTGTCCACTAGATCCATTTACATATGTGAAGTTTGGAAGGTTTGCGCTCAAGTACACCTTCAAATCGTCACATTCTAAACCTGATAGCAAATCAACTCTGCGAGAAATGTATCTGCTCACGGGATACACTAGATTTCCATTGGAATCCACTTCATCCACATCATATGGAGGCCTGGCTTTATATTCAACTTCCCAATTGTTACTTTCGGGTGTTGGTGATCCAATGATGTTGTCAATGAGAATGGCGCTGAGTCTTTCTGAATCAATGCACGGAGAAAGGTTGGTATCGCTATTGGTGAATTGCAGTTTTAGTCTGCTGTTTTCGTCCAACTGGAATGCAACTGGTCTTGGTGCAAAGTTTTCATTCAGAGGAATATCAAACTCTTGCACAACCCCGTTGCTATCAGTTAGTGCAAGTTTAGCGTTTACTGTGCTGTCGTCAAACTTCAGAAGTTGAGCCACTACTTTCATGGCGTCTACTTCAACTGTATCTTCTCCACTCTCAAATCCATATTGACCTTCTATAGGAGCAAACGAAACTTCAAGAGGATTATCCGAAGTGACAAACTTGCAAGTATTGATAGCAAACATCAAGTCGGTGTTTTGATCTGCAGACCAAGTGCTTGCATTCTGTGACTTGAAGAATACACCGGCGTAAGGTTGTTCGGTAATTCTTGTTCCTTCTGTACCGATTGCAACCTCTCCCATCTCTGCGATATAGCATTCATACTCTGCGCTATTACTCATAACCACAATGGCATATTCGCCAGGAATCAAATACACAGGGGTAGAGAACTTGAATCGTGTGTAGGTTCGATCATCGTCTATTGAAGGAATCTCACCATCTCCCAATCCACTTGCAACATTAACTTGATTGGCGTTTAGAGATACTTCCGCAAAAGGTAGAACCATCGATGAGTGTGGATATCCGTTTACGGTTGGTCTAATCTGTACTCTAATAGGGGGTGCAGACTCTCCACTAGGAGCGTTCTTGATGAACAGATCAACGCTGTGTACCCACACTCCCTTTGGATTTTTTGCCACATCAATCAAGAAAGTCTGAGCAAGCGGATCTCTCCATGTAATACTTGAGGTGGAATCGGTTTGCACTCTAGTAACTACATCACGCACAACACGATCTTCTGTAACTGTCTGGCGAGTAATCACAGGAACGCGAGTAGACACTATGGTGTTTTCTTTAGTCTGCAACATTCCTTGTGCAAAGTAACTTGCATCTGCAGATGTTTTACTTACTGGTAGATCATTTGTTGCACTATCGGTTAGCCTAAACTGACGCTCGCCAGTCTTGAATATACCACCTGGCAAATTGAATATAACCTCTACTTCTCCTGCATTATTGGTCTTGATTGGATTTGATGGAGTTACTGTTTGTCCACCAAACAAGCAATACTGATCTACCGAAGTGTTGTCAAAGAACGCATGAAGAATCGTGTTTGGTTTAAGAGACTTGCCAGTGATGGTGATTTGCTTGGATCGAATGTACGGAACCACACTCACATCCACAATTTTATCCTTAAGTTCTTTAGTGATGCGCTGTGGAGTGATTGCTGTTTTGATGCCTTCGCGGGTTTGTCTACGATCAACCGTTTCGGTTATAAGATTTGTGCGAGTAGTGGTTGTTTGTTGACGGTTACGCATAACGCCAGCCTGCGCTCTGCGTGTATGAGGAGCATCCAAGAACTGATTAGAAGATTTCTCCCCAAGAGACTCGGTAGTACTAGCACGAACACCAGTCCATGCGGTTTCCCAATCGTTCCATTGAGTTCCAAAGGCATTCTTCATACCTTGCCATGCGTCATTTTCGCCTTCCAAATTAATAGTAACTGCAGGCTTTGTATTCGTGTCTATCCATGTGTCACTACTTGGTGTAATGGAAACACTACCCAACCAACTAACAATATCAAATGGGTTGACACTAATTGCTCTGCTTGCTACGGGTTGAAGGATATAGCGATTTGGTTGTACATCATCGTAGTATAGAGTAACAACTCCATCTGGCGAAATCTTGAAATCCGTGTTTGTTGCAGATAGTGGTACTGGTGCAAATTCAATATGACGAGTATTGAATCTTGGGCGCAAGTGTCCTTTATCAAAATCCATGGCGCACGAATAGTATGGACTAAACACATCTCCTACACCGTGTCCTTTGAAGTTGTCAACAAATATCCCGTTCTTGATACGCTCTGCTCCACCCAATGCAGGATCAGGAATAGAAAGTTCTGCTGCTTCTTTTTCTAGTAAAGTAAGGGTAGTGTAGTACTCTACCCGCTCGATGCGCTTTTCTAGTTTCGCAATATCGCTCATGGTAAAGCGTCTATTGTCAATGTAATCTACTAGAACATCTTCAGGACCAAATGTGTACTGAGGAAGAGAAAGCGTATACAGAGACATAGATTCTGGCACATCTTTGGGAGACTCTGGGCGAATCGCAGATTTGCCTGCAATGACCTTGAATTCACGATCCTTCAGCAGAACCAGTTTATCTCTACGAGAAGTGAAGTAATCGTATGTTACTGCAGGTCTAGAACCAGTTGATCCTAATGCGGGAAGAACAGTTTCCGAATCTCCCCTGGCACCGCGAGGAATAAATGCTCCTGTGCTTTCTTGTACCAATGAGTTGTCGCGTAATGGGCAATCTTCATCCAATGCATTTGGACGGTTCGATTCCGTATCTGTAAAAGTAACAGAATCAGATAAAGCGAAAGCAACTCTAGCAGGTGTGGAATTTTCTCTAGATGGTCTATAATCTAAGCAGTTGCGAAGTTCAAAGGTGTATCCGTACACAGGACTTGTGTAAAGCGGAATATCCTCATATCGATTAAAGAACGGATGATGGTCGTTGTGTTCGTATGAGTTAATTGTAAAGGGGCCCGATCCGCTATGCTTCAAGAACTTGAAACGAACAAACAGAGTATAGTCAAGTTCTCCACCTTTATTCTTGAAGATATCAGGATACTGTGTCTTGAGTTTTTGCAAATTGCTCTTGGTGATTATAATCTTGGCATGATCGTAGAAATTATCATTTGTTCCATTCACCAACTCAAAGTATTTGGTAATGTCTCGTTTACCTTCAGGATTTTCTTCTGAGTTTGTTGCATCCCATACAAGAACTTCTTCAACAGATAGCACATCTGAGAATCCAAGACTAGTCACGAATTCATTTGGCAATTCTGAACTCAAGAATGAGTTTGTGTTATTTGCCACACCGTCATCGTCACCGTCCCACGAATTCCAACCATTTTGTCCTTCAGGATTAAAGTTTACTGTCCAAGGATCGTCTGAGTCCGTCCCGTTGAACTGGAATATACCTTCCCAATTTTGAAGAGGAACCATGAAGTATCCGTCTTCATTAAAGTACTTGTTCCATACTTCACCTGTGTACTCTGAAATAACCGTAGCGGTCTTCTTTCTAAAGTTTGTAGTGTTTGCACTACCTGCTGTTTGAGCAGAAACTACAGTTTCCATTTGGAAAGGTTTATTTGTAATACCAAGAGTATCGCCACCTGTAGGCGCGTACACAACATACATCACCGTTTTATCTGTATTTACTATCGCTTTAATCGGAGAGGTTGCATCAGAGATTGCACCAACCGATAGCAGTTGATTGGTGTTTGCATTGAACACCATGATCTTATCTAGATTGTCTGCTTCAAAGTAAGTAGAACTAGTTCCTAACGCCGCATTTACTTTTGCTTGAAAAGCAGAGGTTGCAGCACTACTTGCTTTAAATGTGTACAGCGTATCGCTAGAAGTATTAGCAGTATTTGCAACAATACCAACGCCTGAAGTTTGATTGCTGAGAATCCATATCAAGTTACTTCCGCTTCCGTACTGTCTCCAAACCAAACTGCTATCTGCTTGGAATGTTGGTCCTGCTCCTGTTCCACTAGAGATCAGTTGCTTGCTAAAGGTTTTCTTGCAATCGTACTTGGTCTTAGCAAACTCGGTGATCTGTTTCAGAGAACACAAAGAAGGAAGATCAAAGATAGCAAGATTAGCCTTTGGAGAAAACAGAATAGTGTCATAGTATTGAATTAGAACTGGTTGTCCTGTAGTGGGATCAAGTTGCTCTATTTCGGTAAATGTTGTTCCGCCGAATCCAGACGGACCACCTGTGATCGAAATGTTAAACAACTCCACAGTTCCTGACATTTGATCGCCAGTAACTACAGTATCTTCTACATTTTGGTAGCGGAATCTGATGTGATCAACGTCTGCAAAGTAGTGTCCATCGTTGATTTGAATATCACATAGATGTACATTTACTTTACCTTCATTTGGACTTACTCCACGAATACGAGCAGTACCGACTAGAGTGTTTCCGTTCTCATTGCCAGTAAGAGCATCGGGTGATAGTTGATTCCACAGTTCAACTTTTGGATGTGAACTCCACGCAGGAAGTCTCAAACCTGCAGGAGCAGAAAGACCACCAGTTACAGGTGGTTCACAAATCACATAGTTTCCAAGAAGCAGATTGACTTCTTCTCCAACAACCGCTTCAGACTCTCTTGCTTTTTGGATTGGAATGAACTTGGTATTTTGATTCTCAAATTCATATCCGTAGATGTACGCTTTTCCTGTACCAACACCAACTACTAGTTTGCTCTTTGCATCTTCTATGGCAGATATAACTTCAGAAGATTCGGGATCTTCTGCGGTTGATGCCCATTCAGGATGCAATCTTCCTAGAGTGTATTTTCCGTTGAATCGATCATCAGAATAGGTGCTGACATGGGGGAATGCTGCCAGGTAATCTTGTGGGTCTTCTCCCTGCTGCGATAGAACCTTTCTTGGAACTGCATCGCCCTTTGTATACAGAAGATCAAACACATCTCCTGTTACTGGAATTTCAGACTTCAAGAAAAACTTGCTGTTGGTATTTGGTTTGGTAAAGGACTCAGAAACCATGATATCGCCCTCTAACGGGGTGCCAAATATCATGTATAGTAGAGTTGTGCCGTATCCCTCTGATCTAAAATCTACTTCACCTTGACGAGAAAGGAATGTATCGGCATTTGATATAAGACCTTTCCAGGCCAAGGCATTGTTTCTATATCCGTAGATGCTTATGTTTTCGGGGAATCCGTCTGAAATTTCTGTCGTACCAGTTTCGTTTCTTACTGAAAACGGTGTTGAGTTTGGAGATGCTTCGATTTCTCTAACTGTTTTTCTCAGCACGCACACTTTTTTGTCATTGAAGTATTCTTCGATATCAATTTCAAATGGCTTAACCGTGTACGATCCTGACTCATCGTAAGTTCTACGAGCAAGAGTCTCTTCCAGTTCACTATAGATGGGATACTTTACTGAATAGCGAATGGTTCCGTCTATAACGCGAGTCAACTCAACAAAGTTGCTTGTTTTATACTGATCCGCATCGGCAAGAGTATCTTGATTGGTGAATGCCAACTGATCTAGTATCAAATCAACTTTGTAGCGATCTGCACCGGGTGCTGCATAGTTGTAAGAACCGTATGCAGGATCTAGAAGAGTTCTATCAGTATCTGCATCAATTACTTCTCGCTTAATGGCAAATCCAACTCGGCAGGACGGGAACTGAAACAGTCGGACTCCAACCAAACTACTTTCCATACCTGTAACAAATGTCCAGCCTTCTCCTATACCACCAATCTCAGGAGCATCACCGGGAGCAGTTGTCCATTCGGTTTCTACAGCATCGCTTTCG